CAGTTGTTGTCGTCTACCACCCCAGCGCCGAGGACGTTCCACGAGCCGCCACCCCCGCCACCAGAGATCGACGGGTCACCGATGATCACATCTGACAGTGCCTGGAACGCAAGCACTACATCGCCGACCTGCGCCGACGCGGGGAGCGTGGCGTCGACCGTCGTCCCCGCATTCTGGTAACCGGGGGTGGCCGCCGCACGGAACGCGATCGGCATCTAGCAGCGCTCCCACCAGAGACCGGCGTATGCGTTCACAGCTGCAGGCGCTGTACAGCGGATCACGTACCCCTCGGACACCGCTGAATCAGGAGTGTCACCGAGTGGCCAGTCATACAGGACGACACCGCCGTTGGGACTCAGCAGCAGATGCCTCACTGTGGTAAGGACAGTCGGCTCGGTTGTCCAGGTACGAGCAGCCGTCACGCCGTGGACAACGCTGCGACCGTAGATCTGTGTAGGCGTCACCGAGGTCGATGCAGTGCCCGGCGCGTTCGTCGCGAACGTCGCGTAGCAGATCTCCACCAGCACCGGCACAGCGGTAGCCGTGACGCCGTCGAAGCTCACGGAGAACTTCTTCAGGTCGATCCCGAAGGCTGCGTTACCACGAACGCCCAGGATGGACTTAGCAACACCCGCAGACAGTGCAACTGCTGCGCCCGTAACTGCTGAGTACCCAGCCTTAGCCATCTATGCCCCCACCAGGTCGTAGAGGTCCCTGTAGGCCTGCACATACTCGGGGTGGTTGTCCAGCCAGAAGCTGCCACCGACATCCGCGTGGAAGTAGCAGATGTCCCTGAGGGGAAGCCCCTGCTGCTCGCGCATGAGGGCCCAGTCAGTTACCGACCTGAACCATCGTTCTGCCTTGAGGACGTCCCAGGTGCCATCCACCCCGAACTCCGTCAGGCTGATGGGCTTCTCGTGGTTGTCGGCGAAGTGCACCAGTCGTCGTGCACGCTGGTCCATCGGCAGAGCATCCTTGGTGCTGCTGATCTCACCTGCGGGATACTCGTCGATCGCGATGAAGTCCGCCCACTCATCGCCAGGCCAGTAGTGTTCCAGTGCAGACCGGCTGTTGCTATACGGAAGAACGGTTGCCGACCAGTTGGTGTAGCACACACCGACAGGGATACCAGCGTCGAGGAACGGTGCAGCACTCCGCCTGTATAGCGCAACGAAGTCCGGACCAGACATGTTGTCGACGGGCTCGTGGTAGATGATGATGTCGCACGTGTGGTTCGTTGCCACGATGTCGGACGCGAAGCTGTTCAGCGTACTCAGTGGCGTTGACATGTTCGGCTTCATCGACAGGATGCTCTTCCTGCGTGAACCGATGTCGTGACGAAGTTGCGATGCGCTGACCGACGAGGCAGGCGTGGTGTCGAAGCAACGACGCACGCGCATCTGCCGACCAGTTAGCTGTTCGAACGAGGCGATAGCCTGCGCCCACGTCTCCCCGGTCTTTGGCGTGACTGCCGCACCTACTTGTGTCATATCCGGACCTCACTATCCACTGTCTTGAGGCGCTTGACTTCGACGTACGCCTCATGACGCTCTAGTCGGTTCATAACACTCCACCGTACAGCGATTTCGGCTTGCGGCTTCTTGTTGATGAGGTAGGGAAGGAGCTCGTTGAGAACAGGTACGCACTTGTGACCTGTAAGCTGCCACTTGCAGTACTTGCCGCCGTTGGTAGCATGGATGTTGCCCTCGGGGAAGATTTCCTTCCAGACAAGGATCGGTGCAGGATCCTTTTGCGCGACGATGAGCCGTAGCTGAGTGCCCTGGGAGTACTCGTGAATGGAGATACAGCCTTCCCCGTCGAAGAAGCCTGCAGCCCATATAACCCGTTGCTCGCGAGTTATATCCATTAGGCGCCTTTAAAGAGGTGGTTCCACGTAGCCACCAGGGTGTCCGATGCCGTCTTGTTGATAGCCGAGAACACCGCCCTGGAGATCGTGTTGCCTGCCGTAGAAGTAGCATCCACTGCAGCGTCGTTGACGATCACGATCTCGGTGATGGCCGAGTTGGTCACGTCTCCAGCAGCCCACGTAGTAACGTACCGGGCCTGCACACCGTGGCCAGCGCCCAGGTTGTTCGTCGACGGGTAGGTAGCATCGAACGGGTTGTTGGAGGCCGCGATGTAGGTCACGAGCGCCGCGCCCGCACCGTTCTTGGCTGCAGCCGTAGTACCGGTACCCAGCTTCATACCACTCACAGCAGTGGGAGCCGACGGCGTAGCAGGGCTGATACCGGTGATAGCCTTCTGGGCGTAGTACAGATCTCCCGCATCGGTGATTAGGTTGTGCACCTGCCGGTGCTGCTTCAGGCTACCGTCCTCCTTGTACAGGTAGAGGTCAACCCAACCCTGCACGTGGATGCTGTCCTTGAGCACGTTGCCCATGTACGATTCCCTCCGCGTTCCCAGTCCGAGGCTATCCCCGAGACCACCATCGTTGTTCATTACCCTCGCCCAGACTTGTCGATACCAGCATTACCACGAGGCAATGCTGCCTTGGGAGGTGCCTGCCTCGGAGGCCCAGCCGGTGCAGGCTTCGGCGGCGTCGGCTTACCAGACTGCTGACCGGGCTTCATTGGGTCAGGCTTACCCGGCTCACTCTTACGGTTATCGGGGTCTTCGTCATCCCCGCTGCTACTAGTCGACCCGGGCCCTTGGGGAGTAGAAACCACGCGGGCTGTGGCAGGGTCTGGGGGCGTCAGGCCCATCTCGTCTCGTAGCTGACGCTCGAGAGGTTCGTCAGGGATGATCACACCTGCGCCCACGTAGTTCCTGACTGCGAAGGACAGCGTGCGCCAATCTGCCTGCTCACCGATGCGGCGCGCCACTAGCTGCGGGTAGCCAGCACCTACACGTGCCCAGTTGTAGTCGATCAGCTGCGGGATGGCGTACCTGTTGATGGCCCCCACAACGACGTCCGCGATGAACCTAGTTCCCTTGAGGAACATCGCCTGGTCTTCCTCCTTAGTGGTGGAGGCCGAGTCCATAAAGGGCGCCAGGATGTTTGCGCGCAGCTGCTTGTCGTGGTGCTCTGCAGACTTCAGGGCGTCTACGGGTTGTCCTTCGAGTTTGGCGAAGAGGATCTCCCACTGAGGAGGCAGGACAATATGCGCACGCTCGTTGGTACGAAGGTTCCGTCCGATCTCATCCGCCAGCCGCTTATCATCGCGGTTGAAGTTAACCGGTAGTCGAATGATCGGCACACCGATGCCGTGTCTTTCCTTCTGGATGGCATCGATCTTGTACAGGCCTTCCTTGAAGTACCAGTGCTTGTACGCCGACCTAAGGACCGAGATACCTTCGACGTTGCCGCCCTCCTTATCGAAGGACAGCACTAGCATCTTCTCGATCGGCAGCTCGAACTCCTGGATCATCGGAGCTGACTGCATGATGACACCGTTCTGCATCGTCGTCACGCCTTCGGCGTTGTAGAAGATGCAGCTGCGCACGCCACCATTCCTGTCGAAGGTCCACTCCTTGACATCCATCGGGTGCCTAGGTGCGAACTTCTTCCAGACGATCTTGCCCTTCGCCGCAGGGTCAGGCGTCACCTCTTCGCCACGCGCGAAGACCTTCTCGAACATGTAATGTCCGAAGTCCAGGCACAGCAGGCTCTCAGTCAGGAACTGCGGCCATGTGGTGCTCTGCCACTCGGTCAAGTTCTTCCAGACGAACTCGGCCTTCTTGCGATCGATAGCCGCATCGCTAGCAGGCTTCACCAGCCAGTCAGCAGCCAGCACAGGCGTCTTGACGAGCCGCAGAGTACCCCTGACGGTACCATCGTTGCGCCTCATCTTGTCGTACATGCGAAGCCCGTTGAGCCCGCGGAGCTCGTTGTTGTACTCCATACGAGTGAAGCTAGTCCACGGCGAGGGCATCGCCGTACCCAGCTCACGCAGGTCTACCGGTGACTCTGTCCGCGCAGCCAGCTTCGGCGCCACCACGATGTACTCACGACCGGCATCGTCGCTGACGCCCACAACGTCGTGGGTGTTGAGTACATCGTGCAGCTCAACCCGCGGAGCTTCCTCCAGCGTAGGCATATCCCTCCTTACTCCTTACAGGGTGTCGATCAGGTGGACTAGCGGTACGAGGATCCATGCAGCCAGACCCAGGCCGACGAAGTTCACCCTGGGGTGAGCAACGTTGAACCCTGCGAGCAGGAACAGCACGAAGCCAGTGAGGAGGCAGACGAAGTCAAACAGCTGCATGCCGGTCATTAGAACTCCTTCCCGGCACTGAAGATACTACCTTCACTAGAAGGCACCCATGCCCTGAACTCCTGGTCCGGGTGTGGTGCATGTGCGGGCCCTGCGCTCAGTGCTACCTGCTCTCGCACGACCTCGCCCTTGATTACTACAGGTCCCCGTACAGACTCGCTGCCATACACCTCATCTAGGTGGTGGTTCGTACCCAGATGGAACAGCTGCACTAGCGCGTACCGGATCGCGTCGATTGCGTGGTCCTGAACCTTCTGACCCAGCTCAGGCACGTTCTTACCACGAATCGGTTCCGGGCTCCTGTAGTTGTTGTGCTCCTTGATAGTGCTCTCGCACCGTGGGTCTATGAAGTACCCCGGTCGATACTGTGGCGTGCCATACTCATCCACGACGAGTATGCCACCTTCCACGATGTCCCGATTGGACTTCATGGCATTGTTTATGATGTTGATCCCGACGCCCCACATCTCTTTCTTCTTGGCGTCGGGGTCAGCAATGCACCCTACCAGGTTGCGACTTACGTACAACGCTGCCTCGGGGTCCGCGGCGTCCCCAAAGGCCAGGTCCAACCGGTAGCCCTCAGGGTTCTCCCGCGTCTTCAAGTACTGCACATGATCAGCCAGAGTCATGTAGCTCTTGTAGTGCTCCCGCCAGATGTAGACTGTGTCATCCGGTCCCACCTGAAACTCAATACATGCCAACGGGTTAGTGAAGCCCCAGTCAAACGCCATGTAGTTCGGCCACTCAGGGTTGAACTTGTGCTCCCTTACGTGAACGAACTCATCCCAGTTAACCAGAATCTTGCCAACAAAGCTACTGAAGTCCGCACCAATCTCCTGGTCGAACCACTCCTTGACCGTGGTGCTCTCAAGCAGCTTGATCTCCGGGTCTTCCCTACCGCCCGGGTATACAGCCGTGTTAGCCCAACTCGGGAACTTCCAACTCTCGAAGTCCGGGTAGTTCGGATTGCGCCCCAGCTGCCAAATGTCATGCAGCCAGTTGAACCCCTCAGGCGTGGTAGGGAACGTAGCCCAGCCTCTGCGGTCCGTAAGGCTCGGACGAATGAAGCGCTCCCACGTCTCCTTCTTCTGCTTCGCAGCCTCAGACATGATCGCGCCGTCAAGAGCCTCACCCACCAAAAACTCCGGGTGGTCAGCAGAACGTACCTCAACACGAGTCCCCCAAGGGAACTCGATGTACATGTCGCCCTGCTTCTTGTTGTACGCCCGCTTAATCTTCTTCTCACGGCCCAACGCCATCTTGACGATCAGGTCATCCCAGACTACACGGAACTCCTTCTCAGCCAAGTCGTACGTAGGCCCAACAATCCAGAACCGCTTACCAGAAGTGAACAGCTGCGGCTCCAGGTCGCGGCCAGCCATAGTCGACTTACCGAACCGCCTGCCGCACACAGGC